CTTAGAAAATTCTAGGTGCTTTTATTATGCTTAGAAAGGAGTAACGATGGGAAACATAATTGATTTTTCAGAGAAAAAGTCTAGTCTTGAGCGCGGTGCTTCCGTGAAAGAAATTTTGGAAGAAAATCTTGAGACTAGCCATGACTACACTTCGGTGCTGGTGGTTTCTTTAGATAAAGATGGTGAGATAAATCTTGGCTATAGCTGGGAGAGTAGTTTGCAGGCATTGGGAATGTTGGATGTTGCTAAAAACTATATTTTGAACGTGATCAACTAAATCATCCCAGCGATAGGGTTATCATGCGATGACGATTGAAAGGAAAGTGGAATGGCGAGGAAGAAACTTGGCAATCAGAATCCTACTCAATCGGTGATTTTAAAATACGTCAAGAAAAATTCAAAAGCTAAAGAAGCGATTGAACTTTACGAACGAACTGGTCTTTCTTGCTATGCTTGGCAGAAAAATCTGCTATTGCCTTTAATGGCAGTAGATAAAAACGGACTATGGGTACACCAAAAATTTGGCTACTCTATACCTCGTCGTAATGGTAAATCAGAAATCCTCTATATAGCTGAAATTTGGGCGCTTCATAAAGGATTGAACATTCTGCATACAGCGCATAGAATTTCTACATCTCATGCCTCTTTTGAAAAAGTTAAACGATACCTTGAGAAAATGGGGTATGTGGATGGTGAGGATTTCAACTCCATTAGAGCTAAGGGTCAAGAAAGAATTGAGCTATATTCAACAGGTGGTGTTGTCCAATTCCGTACAAGAACATCAAATGGTGGTCTTGGTGAAGGTTTTGATATGCTGATCATTGACGAGGCCCAGGAGTACACGACTGAGCAAGAATCTGCCTTGAAATACACGGTAACGGATAGTGAGAATCCTATCACAATCATGTGTGGAACACCTCCGACACCAGTTTCAAGTGGTACGGTCTTTACTAAGTACCGTGAGACTTGCCTTTTCGGAAAAGGGAAGTATTCTGGCTGGGCTGAGTGGTCGGTTTCTGATGAAAAGGAGATTGACGATGTTGATTCCTGGTATAATTCAAATCCATCTATGGGTTACCATTTAAATGAGCGTAAGATTGAAGCAGAGCTTGGTGAGGATAAGTTGGACCATAATATCCAGCGTTTGGGATTCTGGCCAACATACAATCAGAAATCTGCTATCTCTGAAACTGAGTGGAATGAGCTCAAGGTGGATGATGTTCCAGAATTATCTGGCAAGCTATCTGTTGGTATTAAGTATGGTCAAGATGGAACGAACGTGGCATTAAGCATTGCTGCACGGACCAAGGATGGCCGTTACTTTGTTGAAACAGTGGACTGTCAGTCTGTTCGTAATGGTAATGAGTGGATGGTCGCTTTTCTGAGACAAGCTGATGTGGCTCAGATTGTCATAGATGGCGCAAGTGGTCAAAAAATCTTGGACGAAGAGTTGAAGGACTACAGAATCAAGAATGTGATTCTGCCGACGGTGAAAGAAATCATCGTGGCCAACGCTCTTTGGGAACAAGGAATTTACCAGAAGACCATCTGTCACGCAGGCCAACCATCTCTATCAAAAGTAGCTACAAACTGCGATAAGCGGAATATTGGCTCAAACGGTGGCTTTGGTTATCGATCGCACTTTGACGATATGGATATTTCTTTGATGGATAGTGCTTTGCTTGCGCACTGGGCTTGTGCTACGACTAAGCCTAAGAAAAAGCAAAAAATTAGTTATTAAAATAAGCGGTCAGATGACTGCTTTTTTTGATGCCAAAAAATTACCGAACTGCCGGGGAAGCAGGAGAAAGGAGACATGAGAATGTCAGAATTTAAACCAATCACTACACAAGAAGAATTTGATGCTGCTATTAAGGGGCGCTTATCTCGAGAGAAAGAGAAGTATGGCGACTATGACCAGCTCAAATCTCGTGTTGCAGAATTGGAAGAAGAAAATGTTGGCTTAAAGTCAACGATTGAAGCTAATAATCAAAGTAAGGCAGATGCTGACAGGCAACTTGAAGATTTGCAGAATCAAATAGCTGGTTATGAGACGGCTAATCTACGAACTCGTGTGGCTTTGCAATATGGTTTGCCTTACGACCTTGCAGATCGTTTGCAGGGAAATGATGAAGAAAGCTTCAAAGCTGATGCGGAGCGCTTGGCTGGGTATATTAAAAAATCTCAACCAGTTGCACCTATCAGAGATATAGAGCCACAAGTTGGCGATAACAAAACAATGCAAATGAAGTCAATGCTTCGAGAATTAAATCATACAGGAGAATAAAAAATGGCAGATAATTCATTGAAACAAGGAACACTTTTTCAACCAGAATTGGTAAAAGAACTAATTTCAAAAGTTCAAGGACGTTCTGTTCTTGCAAAACTTTCATCACAGAGCCCTATTCCATTTAATGGAGTTGAGCAATTCATTTTCAATCTTGAAGGAAATGCTCAAATTGTTGGTGAAGGTCAACAAAAAGGTTCTGGTAAAGCAGTGGTTGATACAAAGGTTATTAAACCTCTTAAATTTGTCTATCAAGCTCGTATCACAGATGAGTTTAAATATGCATCTGAAGAAAAACAACTTGAATATCTTTCACAATTTGCAGATGGTTTTGCTAAGAAAATCGCAGATGCTTTCGATATCGCTGCTATCCACGGTTTGGAACCTAAAGGTCTTACAGATGCAACTTTCCGTGACACTAACTCATTTGATGGCTTGATTACTGCAAATATCGTAAATTATGCAGAAGACAAATTTGACGACAACATCGATGCAGCTGTTCAACAAATCGTCGCTAAAGGTGGTGAAGTTACAGGTGTAGCTCTTTCTCCAGTTGGTGGACAGTCACTTGCTAAATTGAAAGTAAACGGTGTATCTCAATATCCAGAATTCCGCTTTGGTCAAAATCCTGACTCGTTCTACGGAATGAAATCAGACGTAAATAAAAACTTGACTGTTACAGGTGGAACCGCTCAAACAGATCATGCGATTGTTGGTGACTTTGAAAATCGCTTCAAGTGGGGCTATGCTGAAAATATTCCTATGGAAATTATTGAATATGGTGATCCAGATGGAGCAGGTCGTGACTTGAAAGCCTATAATGAAATCTTGCTTCGTGCTGAAGCGTTTATTGGATGGGGAATCTTAGATGCTGATGCATTCGCTCGTGTTAAAGCTTAATGGAGGTAGTAAATGACTACATATCGTGATAAAAATACAGGTGTTTGCATTTCAACAGATAGTGAGCTATCTGGAGATTGGGTTCCTATTGAAGAATTTAAACAGGAATACCTTTTGACAGTGGCTGAAATTAAAGCTAAGCTTGACGAGCTAGGTGTTGAGTATGATAGCAAGGCAAATAAATCTGCTTTGCTTGATTTACTAATCGCAAACGAAGGGTGAGTTAGATGGAAAACTTTGCAACAGTAGACGATCTTAAAAAATTGTGGCGGACGTTAAAATTCGATGAGGAAAAACGAGCTGAAGCACTGTTGGAAGTTGTTTCTCATTCTCTTAGAGTTGAAGCTAGGAAAATTGGCAAAGATTTAGATATTTTAGTCAGTGAAGATTCATCTTATGCCAGTGTTGTAAAATCCGTAACAGTCGATGTTGTCGCTCGTACTTTAATGACTTCAACAGAGCAAGAACCAATGACTCAATTTGCTGAGAGTGCTTTAGGATACTCTGTGAGTGGTTCTTTTCTAGTTCCTGGCGGTGGCCTATTTATCAAAGACTCAGAATTAAAACGTCTTGGGCTTAAAAAGCAAAGATATGGGGTGATTGATATTTATGGGACGGATTAAAGGAATTACAATAACATTATTGGATACGATTGAAGATGGAAAGGATGACTTCGGTCATCCTATCTATCGTGAAACTGAAATCCAAGTGGAAAATGTACTAGTAGCACCGTCATCGACAGATGATGTTACCACACAAGTGAACTTAACAGGAAAAAAAGCTGAATATACTTTAGCTATTCCAAAAGGAGACCAGCACGACTGGAAAGAAAAAACAGTCATATTCTTTGGTCGTAAATGGCGTACAATTGGTATTCCTCTAGAGGGTATCGAAGCTATGATACCACTTGATTGGAATAAGAAAGTGATGGTTGAAACTTATGAGTAAGATGAAATTCACTTTAAACCAATCGGGAGTTTCAGCGCTTTTACGTTCTGGAGAAATACAGGGTCTATTAACAGAAAAAGGTCAAGCAGTGGTAGAACGTGCGGGCGATGGTTTTGAATTAAAAGTGTCCCCTGGTCAAAAACGTGCTAATGCTACGATAAGTACAACCGACATAAAAAGCATGAAGAAGAATGCTAAACACAATATTTTACTAAAGGCACTAAAATGATTGAACTTGTCATAAAGAAATTTTTAGACGTGAACTTAAATGTTCCGTCTTTTTTTGAGCATAAAAAAGATATGCCAGAAAGTTTCGTAATCATTGAAAAGACTGGAAGTGGTGGTAGTGATTATACACATTCTGCCACATTTGCTTTTCAGAGTTATGCGCCATCACTTCAAAAAGCTGCAGAGTTAAATGAGCTTGTCAAAAAAACAGTCGAAAAGCTTGTAACAGTCAATGAAGTAAGTGGAGTACATCATAACAGTGATTACAACTTTACGGATACAGAAACTAAAAAATATCGTTATCAAGCAGTGTACGATATTAATTATTTTTAACAGGAGAAACTCATGGGTTCAGGTACAGAAGAAAGAGGAGAAGAACAAATGGTTACAACAGCAGCATCATCAGCAAACGTAACAGCAGCAAAACCGAATATCAGTGGAGCAGTATCAAGTGCACCACTTAAAACAGCATTACCACAAGATGCTAAGACTGCACTTAATGAAGCTTTTAAAACTTTGGGGTATATCTCTGAAGATGGATTGACAAATGAAAACTCTCCAGAAAGCGAAGAAGTCAAAGCATGGGGTGGACAAACAGTATTGTCATCACAAACTGACAAGAAAGATACATTCAAATTTAAATTGATTGAAAGCTTGAATATCGAAGTCTTGAAAGAAGTTTATGGTGCAGATAATGTAACAGGAACACTTGCAACAGGTATCACAGTTAAAGCTAATGCGAATGAATTGCCAGAGCATAGCCTTGTAATTGATATGATGTTGAAGAATGGATCAGTTAAACGTATTGTTATCCCTCGTGGTAAAGTGAGCGAGATTGGAGAAATCGGATATAAAGACGGTGAACCAATTGGTTATGAATTGACAATCACAGCATTGCCAGACGACCAAGGGAATACTCACTACGAATACATGCAAGGAGCATAATATATGTCGAAAACAATTAAAGGGAAAACTCCATCAGGATTTAAGTTTGAAATTTCAGAGCGTAGGTTGAACAACTACGAACTATTGGAATTAATTGGCGAGGTTGATGAAGGGAATGGACAAGCGTTCCCTAAAGTTTTAAAACTTCTTTTTGGAGAAGAACAAGCTAAAGCATTTAAAGATCATCTGCGTGAAGAAGATGGCATCATCCCTAACGAAAAAATTGCAGACGAATTGAAAGCAGTTTTTGAGACTGTTCAAGAAGTAAAAAAATCCTAATCCTTGCGCAGATGATAAAGCTAGATGAAGATGCTCTAATCTGTGATTTAGCTGAAACTTATAATATATACGATTATAAGCAGCTACCTCTATTAAAGGTAGCTGTTTTTTCGTATGGTTTAAGAGATGATTCAAGAATTAAGAAATTGATGTCTGACCAAATAGTTTCACTAGACACCTTGTTATTGTCCTTGATGGTTGACAAGTTATCACTTTCTTTATGGTTGCAAACCAAAGACGGTCAGAAAGGTATCAATCAACCAAAATCAATAGCAAGTCAATTTATTCACAGGGAAGAAAAAGAAGAAGATAGAGACTATCTAGTTTTCCAATCTGGCGAGGAATTTGAAAGATGCTACAAAGAACGTTTAGCCAGTTTAGGAGGTGATGACTAATGGCTACAGAATTAGGAAAAGCGTATGTGCAAATCATCCCTTCAGCTAGAGGCATCACTGGGATGATTCAGAAAGAAATGGGTGGAGAGGTAGCATCGGCTGGAGTAAGCTCTGGAAAATCTCTTGGCTCGAATTTAATCGGTGCCCTCAAAGGCGCTATTGCAGCTGCAGGAATTGGTAAAGCAATTGGAGCAGCATTAAGTGAAGGTGCAGCACTCCAACAATCGCTTGGAGGAATTGACACCTTATTTAAAGCATCAGCAGAAAAAGTAAAGGGTTTTGCCAATGAAGCATACAAAACCACTGGACTTTCAGCAAATGCTTATATGGAGAATGTAACAGGTTTCTCAGCAAGTCTATTACAATCATTAGGTGGAGACACTGATAAAGCAGCAGATATTGCCAATATGGCCATGATCGATATGTCAGACAATGCTAACAAGATGGGTACATCTATGGAGAGTATCCAGACTGCATATCAAGGTTTTGCAAAGCAGAATTATACTATGTTAGATAACCTTAAACTCGGTAGAAAAACCATAGCCGAGTATAAACCTAGTGAAAACGGTGAAACCCTAAGAGTAGCTTAGGCAATACCGTGCTAAGCAAGATTTCAGTTGATTTTTCCTTGAATGTATGATAAAATAAAGTTATCAAATACGAGGAAAACACAATGTGGAAGAAAATAAAAAGAAATAACAACTATTCAATAAATGAGACTGGGGAAGTCAGAAATGACAAAACTGGGCACATAAAACAACCATTCACAAATAAACAAAATGGCTATTTAATAGTTGATCTTTACAAGAATAATAAATCTGAAAAAGTTCCAATTCATAGATTGGTCGCAGAAGCATTTATACCAAATCCGAAAAATAAATTGACGGTTGATCATATTGACGGAAACAGAAAAAATAACTCTGTTAAAAATTTACGATGGGCGACTTATTCAGAAAATAATTCACGTTTTGAGACAATCGGTGTCAGAAGTGAAACAATCACAGTAACGAGATATGCAGAAGAAAGAAATAAAAGAGGTGGCGGGCATTTAGCATGGCTAGGTGTTATAGGCACAATGGAATTTGAAAGTATTTCTGAAACTGCTAAATACTTCGATTGTACTGTTTCTAATATTTCTTTAATGTTAGAAAAAGGAACGATTGGAAGACGTGGAAAAACAAGGGGATATAGATTTTCTTACAGGGACGGAGAACGTTCTAAAATCTTGAAAGTGTAACGACTATCGAAACAAAAAAAGCATCCGAAAGGGTGTTTTTTTAATGGAGTAGAGTAGGCTCAAGCGAGCCGAAGCGCTAGGATGCATTTAATGCATAAGAGATAGTCTAATCTCTATGGCGACATAGAGCAGTCTTAAAAAGACGGTCATAATTTAGCGAATTATGGCGAATACGTACTGTATGGTGGTACAAAACAAGAAATGCAACGCTTGTTGGCAGATGCAGAAAAACTGACTGGTGTTAAGTATGACATTAATAACTTGTCAGATGTTTATCAAGCAATCCACGCTATCCAAGAAAATTTGGATATTACAGGAACAACTGCAAAAGAAGCAGCATCTACTTTCACTGGTTCATTCCAAGCGATGAAAGCATCTGCACAGAATGTACTTGGAAAGTTAGCATTGGGAGAAAATATCCTACCATCTTTGCAGGCTTTAGCAGAAACAACCTCTACTTTTCTCTTTAATAACTTCTTCCCAATGATTGGGAATATTATGTCAGGTTTAGGGGTTGTAATTAGTGAAGGTCTAAGTCATGTAGCTACTCAGTTGTTTGGTGAAGAATTTGGGAATGCAGTATTTACTCAACTATCTCGTGTAAGTGGTATTTTTCAAACTTTCTTTGATATGATTTTTGGATCATTGAGCAAGCAAGATAATATTGATATTTTAGAAGCCCTTGGATTTTCTGAAGGTGCTGCAACTCAAATTGTCAACATTGCAGATAATATCCGTGAGACCTTTATTAATATTGGTTCAGCCATTGGGGATGTATTAGGTATTGTTGGTGATTTTGTCAGCAATTTGTTAGGTATAAAGGATGGAGAACAAGGAGTGAATCTCCTTGGAACTGCTTTTGAAGCATTGACAGGATTTTTGAGAGAAGCTTCAGGGATGTTAAAAGACTTCACAGGGTGGCTAAAGGAAAATCCTGCTGTAGTTGCTTCAGTGACTTCTGCAGTAGTTGGTCTGACTGCAGCGTGGAAAACTTACAAAACGATTAGTGCAGTTGTTAAAGCTATCGAAGTGGCTAAAAACACCATCTTTGGAATTTCATTTGCTTTATCTCAAGCTATGGCTGTAGCAAATGGAACATTAACTGCTAGTTTAGCAGCTGAGAATGCTGCTGCAGTAGGAGCAAGTGGAGCATTTAGTGTCTTTAATGCAGTTTTATCTGTAAATCCTATCTTTTTGGCAGTTGGAGCAATTGTAGCGCTGGTAGCAGCGTTAACATGGTTCTTCACTCAGACTGAAACAGGACGACAGATTTGGTCAGCATTTGTAGATTGGATTAAAGAAGCATGGCAAGGAATTTCAGATTTCTTTGTCAATCTTTGGAGTGGAATTTCCGAAGGAGCCAACACATTGTGGGATGGAGTATCTATGACATGGAATGCTTATATAGAATCATTGAAGATGATGTGGAGTAACATCGTAACATTCTTTTCTGACCTATGGGTAAGTATTCAAGAGGCAGCATCTACTGCTTGGACATTGATTACTACAGCTATTATGACAGTTGTTCAACCATTCATTGATGGATTTATGAATATTTGGAATAATGTTTCAAACGGTCTTACTCAAATTTGGGAAGGAATTAAAATGATTTTCCAAGGAGTTTGGGAAGTTATTAAATCCATTTTCTTAGGCGCAGTTTTAATTATCATTGACCTTGTTACAGGTAACTTTAACCAGCTTGGAGCTGACCTTTCTCTAATTTGGGAAGGTATTAAAAATGGCATTTCTTTGATATGGGAAGGTATTAAAACATACTTCTCTGGTGTTGTGGATGTCATAGTTGGTTATGTTGTTGCTGTTTTTGAAAACTTTTCTACTACATTAAGTACAATTTGGGAAGGTATCAAAACTGCAGCAGTCGTAGCTTGGGAATGGATAAAATCTACTGTAACAAGTTTGATCACAGGTTTGGTGCAGGAAGCTCAAAGTATCTGGGACGGCTTCATGAACTTTCTCTCTAGCTTGTGGGAAGGTATCAAGTCTACTGCAAGTTCAGCATGGGAATCTTTAAAATCTAGTGTGTTAAGTATTATTGACAATCTTGTCTCAGGAGCACAATCATCGTGGGATACCATGTCAAATGCTGTATCTAGTCTTGTAAGCAATGTGACGGGATTCTTTGACCAATTGTGGAATATTGACTTATTCGGAGCGGGTCAAGCAATCTTACAAGGTTTCTTGAATGGTCTAAAATCTATGTGGTCTTCTGTAACTGACTTCGTCGGTGGTATCGCTGGTTGGATACGTGACCACAAAGGGCCGATTGAGTATGACCGCAAGTTGCTTATTCCAGCTGGTAATGCAATCATGCAAGGTTTGGATGGTGGATTAAAAGACCGATTCAAAGATGTTAAGAAAACAATCAATGGTGTTGCAAATGAAATTTTAGATGTGTTTTCAGGCGACAATTTGGATCTGAAATCCTCTGCATCAGTTACTAAAAATCTAGAAGCCCAATTGGCTATGCCATCAGCTCAATTTGAAGCACATGATAGCAAAACCGTGTCTGAGATAGCGATTCTGAGAGCAAGTATGGAGAAAATCCTTACTGCTATCCTTGAAAAGTCGTCAGATATCTACCTAGACAATGACATTATTTCGATGAAAACGTATGAACAACACGGTGCAATATATGCAAGGGAGGGAATTTAATGGATTATATGATCATCAATGGTTTTAATACATCAACCCTTCCTGGTTGTGTTGTGACAGATTTTGGAAAGGTTGAAGCTGCAAGGCCTAAAGGTGAAAAAACCGAACTGTTCGGAGTTAATGGCAGTTATCGTGTATTAGAAGGTTCTTTCGCTAGCTACGAAAGGACCTTCATTTTGCACGTTAAAAAAATGGTTGAAATTTCAAATATTCTTGATAAATTTCAATCAAATGATAATATTTTAGAATTTAGCTATCAGCTTGGTTCGTTGGTCTATGCTAATTTCATAACTGCTAGTTTTGAACCTTTTGGAAATCATGCTTGGAAGTTAGAAATTAAGTTAGACATGCAACCGTTCAGATATCTGAAGAATGTCGCACCAGTCGTATTAACAAACGCTGGAACAATTGATAATATCGGTACGGTCTATTCAGAGCCTATCATTGAGATTGAAGGCAATGGTGATGTATCGTTAACTATTGGTAGAAAAACCATGCATTTATCAATTATCGGTAAAGCTACGATTGACTGCAGACAAGGAAAGCAGAACATCTTTAATGCCAATGGTGCAGTGCAGAACACACTACGTAAGCGTGGTGGATTTTTTGAAATCCCTGTTGGTCGTCACGGTGTGACGTTTACAGGAAATGTACGTAAGGTGACTATTCGTCCTAATTGGAGGTATCTAGTATGATTTATTTAACAGACGGGAATGTACCTCTGAATGCTGCCT